GAAGAAGGATCGGAAAAGTTTAAGAAGCTAGAAATGTTACTGTGGGGCGTGTATCCCTTTATGATCGTAACTATAGTAGCTTCTAAGTTTTTATGAATGAAAGGCACAATACTGGCCTTTATGCTTGTTACAGTTATAGAAGGCAATGTGGCTCAGGGTTCGGATCAGATGTTGTTTCGAGACATTCATCGTTGTCAGCAGTTTGCATATTGGATAGAACATAATTGCAGAGATGTCCGTTGTAGAGGGGGCATTAAGCAACACAATATAACGGCTTATTGTAAGCCAGTAATGGCTGGGGCCAATCAAAAGTTTTGGGATTAGTGATGAGTGTATATCACGGATTGTTTTATATTCACGAAGAAAAAAGATTTGCTCGATGGGAAGAGTACATTGAGTTTTATCGTCAACAACGGTTAAAAGAAGATGCCTAAAAAGTTACAAGAAAATTCTGTTTGGGCCAAATACGACATAGACCAAGACGGAACTGTTTCAGATGAGG